GATCCGGTAGCCACTCACCAAAGATAATCTTTTGCTTTGCCATTACTGTCTAGCCCAATTAGTTGATTCTGGAGTGACTGTAGTCCACTCGTAAGCTGTGGAAGTTGCAATAGCCTCAACATCCGCATTACCAGTAATAGATGCACGACCGCCAATTATGAAGTTACCTGCTGCTGTAACCGTAGCGTTACCTGTGATGCTAGACTGACCAACAAGGATAAGAACACCGTTAGCCGTTATCGTAGCTGTGCCTGTGATACTAGCTCTTACTGCTCCAGTTACAGTCGCATCAGCCGTTACTGTGGCATTACCAGTAATACTAGCAAATCCTTGTTTAATAGCCTGACCTGCCGCTATTACCGTGGCAGTACAAGTTATAGCAGCGTTAATGCCTTCGTTCTCAGCGTAACCAGAATCCCAGTAGCCAGAGACAACGTATAGATCAGGCTGGCTTAGGTCATCTTCACCATAGCCCTGAAGCCAATAATCGAAATCGACATAATTGTTAGCCATTTACCTCTACCCAAGTCTGAGTTTCCTCGTTCCATGAGTACATTTTGCCATCAGTAGGCATGGCTGTGGGAGCTTGCCATTGGCAGGTATCTTCATTTAATAACCAGCTTGCATAAGGTTTAGGTGAGATATAAGCATTACGTTGTGCATCGTAGGTATCACCTATGCCAGCAAACTTTTTACGGAAGTTTCCGTTATAGCTTGTTTGCATCCATGTACCACCCCATAAGCGCTCACAAAACGCCTGACCGATATATTCTTTTTCCACGCCATTGGCATCGCTAGTGTCCTGATTGCTAATCACGTTTACGCGCAGAACTACATTACTACTATCTAACTCAGCGAAATGTGCCATATCATTCTTCCCCTAAATGCAAACCTGTCAGACTTTCATCTGAGCCTATGTAACCTTTTAAAAACGTATTAAACGCTATGCTAATACGAGTATTGTCACCTTCTTTAGTCTGTACCATGTGCGTTAGATGCGATGGGAATAGAATCAAATCACCTGCACCAACTTCAAACCACCAAGATTCACTGTTATAAGGATTGTATTCAGCAGCAGGAACATTAATCCGCTCGTAACCATCTTTATAAAAGTAAATCTTATCTACTTCTCTATTAGCCTGTGGATAAAACACACCAGATACGACGCTATTTGGATGAGCGTGTTTATGGTGGTACTGCCCTGCTTCCGTATAGTTAGCCCAACTCTGCGTTAGATACAAACTTACGTCAAACTTCGGTGCGTGTATTGCCTTAAAGTATTCAAGCATTGAATCTTCAATAAAATCACGCAGCTCAGTTAATTCTTTGTTCTTTAAAATCTTTCTGTCATTGCTAGTTGTATTACCTTCATTAGCATGACGTTCCTGACCTTTGATGAACTCTAATTCAGTTTCAGTCAGATCACGACCAAACTTAAAGAAAGCAACAGGAGTAGGGAATAGGTTATTTATATTCACGCTACAGCCTTCTCGAATTCTTCAGCATCAAATTTCATTTTCTTTAAATCTTCATCAAGCCAAATCGTAGGAATACTATCCTCAAACTCACGTATCTTATCCATTACCCATTGCACTTCTTCCCATGATGGGCAAGGTCTAGGATCATCCCAACGTGTAAATGTAGTGTTGGAGATTTCCCATTTAGCATTAGGACGTAACAATGACATTGCCACATCCACACCATACATTCGATAGAGTTTAGTTTCCATAATCCTTATTGGTTGATTTTAATAATTACGATGCCTGAACCGCCGGAACCGCCTGTTAGAGTTGCCGCTGCTCCAACATCACTACCTTGACCACCACCACCACCGCCGCGATTGGCAGTTCCAGCAGTACCAGCAGTTTCAGTTCCTGCAGTTGTTGGTGCGCCACCTGCGCCACCGCCACCAGAACCACCAGCGCCAGCAGTATAACTATATGAAACTCCTGCTGAACCGCCACCGCCACCTCCGCTGTATGTCACAGAACTTCCTGAAATGCTTGAAGCTGTGCCAGCACCTCCATCACCTGCTTTTGCTGGAGAACTACTCGCATTACCTCCTGTAGCACTTGCGCCACCACCACCACCAGCAGCCCTAATAGTGCCGTTTTCTGTTCCTCCATCATTTCCTTGTGATGGGCTAGTTGATGGAGTATTTCCAAGTCCAGCAACAATACCAAATGCACCGCCACCACCAGAACCACCAGAACCAGCAGCAGATACCGGAGCAGAAAAAGATGCCCCCTTACCACCACCATTGGATGTAATCGTAGAAAAAGTAGAATTAGAACCGTTATTTCCACCGTTAGTTACTCCAGCACCGCCAGCACCAACAGTCACCGTATATTCTGTTCCTGCTGTAACTGATAGCGATGTGCCAGTTCTAAACCCACCCGCGCCACCACCACCTTGTCCAGTATTTCCATTGCCTGAACCGCCTGAACCACCACCAGCCACGACTAAATAGTCCACACTAGTCACACCAGTAGGGCATACCCATGTAGTAGATGATTTAAACGTAAAAACTGTTTGTGATGCTACTTCATAGCTTAGGATGACTATGCCGGAGCCGCCAGCAGCAGCAGCACCAGCATTATCAGCTCCACCACCACCGCCACCACCGCCTGTATTTGCTGTTCCAGCTATTGCGGCTACAGCCGATGGCAAAGAATTTCCACCAGCTCCACCACCACCTGAACCACCAGCTCCACCAGATGCTTCTTTTGCGCCACCACCACCACCACCAGCATACGTTACGCTAGAACCTGAAATGGTTGAGGCTGTACCATTTCCACCAGCACCACCGGGGTTTGTTTGCGCTCCACCACCGGGGGCTGCGCTACCTACCGCACTAGCACCACCACCACCGCCAGCACCACCACTTGGTGACCCTCCACCATTCCCGCCGTTATTTCCTTGTGATGGTGAAGTGCTTGGAGTATTACCAGTTCCACCAGTACCAGCACCACCGCCACCACCGCCGCCTGAACCGCCTGAACCACCAGTGCCGCCATAAGTTGCGCCAGTACCTCCACCATTTGACGTAATGGTGCTAAATGTTGAATCACCACCCAAAGTTGACACCGCACCGCCACTTCCAATGGTAATTGTGTAATCAGTACCAGCAGTAACACTTAGTCCTGTACCAGTACGAAAACCTCCAGCACCACCGCCACCACCAAAATCACTTCTTCCACCACCGCCGCCTGCAACAACAAGGTAATCAACTGTGGTCACACCAGTAGGAGCAGTCCACGTACTAGACGCAAGGAAACGCTGCACGATGGTAACAGTCCCACCACCGCCAACAGCCAACGCTTGCATAATCTTTGAATAAGCAAACATTATTTAACCCTTATGGTGTGTAACCTGCTGCTACTGATCCATACCAGTTAGTATCGTCAGCAATAAACGTCAGAATATCCATCTTGCCAGCCGCAGCCGTAATAGTCGGAGCACCAGCAGTACCCCATTTAACACCAGTAAACGTAGCAGTACCGTTACCAGTAGTCGCAGCTTGCTTTAACAATAGAACGAATGACTTGCCAGCAGTCGCAGTAGGCATCGTAAATGTACAAGCAGTCGAAGCCGTTAACGTAGCTGTCTGGACTGTACCGTTAGTCAAAGCCAATGTATGTGAGCTTGATACCGTACCGATAGTCACAACCGATTCAACGTAGTTAGTGATTGTCGGATTATTGACAGTAGGAGACGTAGCAAATACGGCAGAACCTGATCCAGTTTCATCCGTTAACGCAGCCGCTAAGTTAGCTGACGATGGAGTAGCCAATAATGTAGCTACACCAGTACCAAAGCCACTAACACCAGTCGCTACAGGCAGTCCAGTACAGTTCGTTAACGTACCTGATGCTGGAGTACCTAGAGCACTACCAGACTGGTACTTATCACTATTAAGATTCGTAAAGTTGGCATCGACCTCAACATAACTAAGTGCAGAGCCTTTGCCAGTACGAGTAACAATTGTAGACATAATTTACCCCTATGCCAAAGTTACTGAAAGATTCGTCGATGTTATCTTAAATATATCACCGTTACTAATAGCCTTGCTCGTATCTAAAGCTGAGTGATACAGCAGATTACCGCTAGTAACAGCGTCACGAATACCAACGTGAGTGATAGTTCCCCAATCAGCCGTAGCCTGTGGGAATTCAATAGCAGAGCTATTAGACGTAGCACCGTTAGACGGAGAGCTAAACGTAATAGCCTGACGTACATACGATCCACCTGTAATCTCAGTGCCTGTATCAGCATCCGTAGGATCATTGGTATACAAAGCTAAATAAGTGGTAGTCGGAGCAGTGTAGCTAGTACCCCGTAAAGTACCGTTAATTAAAGCCGCCTCTAAATAATTTGACATTTCAGCCATGATTTACCTCACTGACATTGACATTGGTTGACCGCCGAATTCACCATTTTGGTCTGCGGTAGAAATTGCTGTAATGCTACGATCATATAAAGCAGCCCACGTCTGAAGTCGTGCATCATTCATCAGGTATGGCTCTGCTTCTCCTAATGCCGCATACAGCAAAGCATCAGGATAATTAGTTAAGAATACGTTAACGATATTGCTATTGGATAGATACGCTGGCTTGCCGTAATACAGCATCTGAATACTGTAAGCATCGTCAGGTATAGGAGCGAATTGAATCTCTGAAGCCAGGATAGTGTAGTTCACTGGCTTACCCGACTCAGTAGTTCTAGCCGTAGCAAAGAATGAATTAGGTGAAAGGTACGTAACTGATGTCGCAGGGTTAGTACGCAGATGTACGTCACGCATCTCTAGGAAGTCCGTAGGGAGGCCGACAGTCTCAGTGCCACCTACAGTCGTAGCACGTGCCACAACAAGCATCTGACGCGTTCTAAGGTCTCTACGGAGCCGTTCCTCAGCCAATTGGATAAAGTCCGGTATCTGTGTAGTCAGATCGCTACGACCTAAGTAACTTGCTATCGTAGATTTTAACGAACTGTAATCCGTCATAACTTATTTCCCTGAGTTGTGTCTTTCCACAGCCCCATCTTCAACATCTTCCCATCGATACTCATACGTACCAATGTGACCTATATGTTTAGACAGACTATGATCTACATACGTCTGGAATCCATTATCAAGAGCCTTGACGCAGAAATGTACATCCTCGCCAATAATTCCCTTAGAACCCCATCCAACGTCATACCACGGCTTTTTTATGGCATTAAATACATCTTTATGTATCATCACCACGCCACCACCTACAGCCGTACAAGTCTCTATACCTTCTTTACCCTTAGAGTCTATTTTATGCCAAGCGTGATTAATAATCTTGCCATTTTCATCTTTTTCTACTTCTAAATTCAATGCTGTCGGTAGCGTAGGCTTACGTCTAGTTACTGCATTAACCCCGACAATAGGTACTTCCCTAGAAAGTAGTATGTCTATCGTATCGCTAGGAAACCGCATATCTGAATCAATGAACAGAATGTAGTCACAACCATCAGCTAACGCAGCATCAACCAGCTTTTCTCTCTGATCGAATATCAACGTACCTGCCATTGTGTACAACTTCAGCCCATTTTCACCAGAACCACAGCGAAACTTAGAATCTCGTCCTACCATCTTCGCAAAGTCAAACGCAAAGCCAGTATGAACCTCATCCCTAGCAGGGACACATACACCAACTGTTATACCCATTAAATAGTACCCCTATAAACCTTGAATTGTGCATTATCAGAGCTATTGAGCCATTTAGCAAACGCTACATCATCAACGATAGCAAAGCCACGCATAACACCCATCTTGTTTAAGTCATCAATGACCGTGAAAGGTATCCTAGCTACATGGTGCAAATCGTTTAAATGTCCTCGTCTTGCCTTATCTGCTTCCCTGATTAGATTATTACTTTCTAATATCTCAGTAATATCTTGTTTAGTTTCGATGATAATGCCGCCATCACCGTCTGCGTGCACAACTTGTTGTCTATAGGTCATAAATCCTCAATATGTGACCAAGTTCTACCAGTTCTTACGCCTCGTATGCAGTTAGAAGAAACTCCTAGTTGCCTACCAAGTGCAGCATGGTTAAGTGTGCTTGATCTGATTAACCTTACTTTTTCGGCATCTAGTAATGATTTTCCATTACTTTCGCCATTTGGAGAAACAACTTTCTTTCTCCCTTTTGCAATCATGTCCTGCGTATTTTCTTTCGGTGTACCAATTGAAAGATGATTAGGATTTACACATTTAGGATTATCGCATTTATGCATAACAAACATACCATCAGGTATATCTTTTTTATTATGCAATTTCCAACTAATCCTATGCGCACCTTCTGACCCATCTTTCCTAGCGCCTAAAGAAATTCTTCCGTAACCATTGGGGATAAGTTGACCTTTCCATTCCCAACAATCATCGTCCATTCCTTTAGTTACAAAACGCCAAAATCTATCTTCTAAAGTGCTCGTATCATATTTTTTTGAATGGGGACTGCCATACTTTTTTACCCGAATGTAATGTTTCTGACAGTATCCCCACCCAACTACCTTGCCTTCACAATTGCTCATAACGCATTTCATACAATGCTCCCACGGTTAAAGTAAGAGCATTATATAATAAAATACGTTACAGAGCCATGTTAAGATCCGCTACTATGCCATGAGCAGCTTCGTTCTTAACCTCAAGCGTTACTTCAACCAGTACCTGAGTCTTATCAGCGTCACCAGCTTTTGCAAGCTCGTTAGTCTGGAATGGACGCAAGTAAGCCAATGCTGCGTACTCAGGATCAAGGATCAGAGCATCGCGTGTACGCATGAAGCGGTTAGGAACGACAGACATATTACCGAAGTCGGACACATAAACGTCAGCAGCACCGACGATGGTAGCAGGAGCAGCACTACCAGCAATGTTGTAACGTGTAGCAGCCAGACCAGAGAAGCTCGATACCTTCTGCTTACCTAGAGCACCCACCATCAGAATCTTTGGTGAACCGCCGCTAGTAAATACCTCGGCAACCACTTCTTTCAGCAGTGTCTCAGTAAAGGTACGAGTGTTACCGTCTGTACGAGCCGATACACCGATAGTCGTAGGATCACCACCGTTAGTCTGAACTGACGAGTTAGTTTTAATCCATGACAGCAACGAACCCATCTTACGAGCAGACGAGTTAGTAGAACCAGTGTCACGACCTTGATTGCTCAAGAGGATAGTCTCCAAGTCACGCTTTAGCTCTTGCGAAGCCTTAGCCAACTGATATGCCTTCTCAGACTTACGACCGGCTTTGTTAACTGTATCCAGAGTGCCAGAGACCTTGATAGTCTTTTGCAAAATCTGAGTGTAGTTACCCAAGCGTGTAGTAGGCGACAAAGTAGCATCGGAAGCGTCAGCACCCTCAACAGCAGCGTTATTTGTGGTAGCGGCTGCAAGAGAATCGGTCTGCCACTCGTGGTAAACAGCCGTAGCTTTAGTCTTGCCGATAGAACTCATGAATGGAGTTTCAGTAGGGCTGATGTTATAGATAACATCGGTTAAGTCTTCACGCTGGCCTACAGCGTCATACGCATTATAAATTGCCATGATTTAATTCCTTATATAAATCGTTCAAATACATTAGCTGCATCACGGATATTTCCTGTAGTGCGAGCCTTTGCCTTTAGTTTCTTTAGTTCCTCAGCGTTACCGTCTCTTGGCTTACTTACGCCAGGCTTAATCGCTCTAGGAGCCTCGCTAACCTTCTTAGTTATAGCTGGCTTACTAGCAACTAGCTTGTCGTACTGCATAGCCTTATACAGAGTCAGTACTGCTCGACTGTCATAAACAGCCGCTAATTCACCTTCAGAGAATCCCATCTGCTTACCATAAGTGCGAATATCATTTCTGATAGCCTCACCCTTAGCTGGATCAGCAAATTCAGGCAAAGAAGCTGACAACTTCTGCATTTCCTCAGCAACCGTTTGCTGCATCTGCATCTGTCTGTCGTACTCTTGTTGCTGATTGATTCGTTCTCTCTCAGCCCTAACAGCACCTAATTGCTTCTCTTTCTGTACCATCTCTGCCACCCTAACGCTGTATCCAATAGGATCAGTCTCTTTAAGGTAGTCTAAGTTTTCCTCTTGCTGCGGCTGAAGCATCTGTTCAATCATCTCTAGCCTCTGCGCGTACGTATCACGCATCTGCTTAGCTTCCTGAACTGCTTGTCGCTCGGCTTCTACTGCCTTACGATCCTCAGCTACTGCTTGCGATTTCTTGGTGTAATCCGTGCCAAGTTGATAAGACTTGATAAGCTCATCAAGCGTTACCTCACGTTCTTCTCCGGCTGCTTTCACCAGATACGTGGGTTGCTCTTGCTCCTCACCGTCATCTTCCTGTTCTACCTCAGACTCATACTCGCCTGATTCGGCCTCGCTTTCGTTAGCTTCTGGTTCATTATCCGGTTGTCCTTGTTCGGAGCCATCATTCTGATCCATCATGCTCAAGAAAGCGTTAGCTGCACCTTCTACCGTCAACTCACCACTACCTTCCGGTGTCGTGTTCTGAGTATCGCTCATTTATGTTTCCTTAATTATATCGGGAACTGCCCGACGCAGACTACAAAATTTTTAACTTTTTCGCATCTATTAGCTTCTGATCCGCTAATCCCTGTATGTATGTTTCAATCGTCTCAAGCACCCTAATCCGTATATAGGCTTGCTCACGTATGTCTGTATCGTGATGATCGCTGTTTAGAAACTTGGCTAACTCAACCCCTCTGAGTTCTTCCATCATCTCTATAAAGTAATCATCCCTTAATAGGTTTAACGCCCATTCTGTTCTGTTCACGCCATACCTTTAGTCAATGAGCCTAGCTCACGTAGAGCCTTTAGCGTTAACTCGGTCTGCTTGTTCTTCGTATCCTCATCAGCCAAGTCCATAGCCAGTACAGCTTGTAATTGCTTAACTGCTAACTCAGCTTCTTTAATACGTAACTCAGCAGAATCCTTCTGGTTCTTCATCTGCATCTCTATACCTTTACGGGTATATTCTGCTTCTAACGTTTGTTTCTCAAGATCAAGTTTTGCCGCATCGATCTGAGCTTTAGCCTGAGTCTTTTCTCTCTCGACCTCAGCCAGCATCTTAGCAATCTCTGCTTGGGCGTCAGGCGATGGTGGTTGCGGCTGTGAAAGTTGAGCATTTTGTTCCGGTGTAATCTCATTCATGAACTCGTTAGCATCTTTGAAACCAGCAGACTCAATGAACTTTGCTAACGTATTGCGATACTGAGCTACGGATACCAAAGGATTAGACGGGCCATACTGCTGGATGATCTGCTCTTGTTTCGCTAAGACCATCTGCAACATAGCTAACTTCTGCTCTCTGTCACCTGATCCTAAACCAACGTTAACGCTAATATCGTACTCATTTGCCCATGTACGCGGATCAAACGTCACGTACTTACCACGCATACGTACGATTCTAGGCTTATCCTGATACTTGCCCAATAGATGCAAGATGCCCTTAAACAGACTCTTTACACCAGTCTCAGCAAAGATACGAGCGATTAACTCCAGCTTGCCTGAGTTAGACTTCATCATGGCAGCCACAGCAGTAGCCGTAACGTTATTCAGTACATCCGGATCCATACCTGCCTGAGCATCGCTAACGCCTGTACGCTTGGCCTGAACTGCATCCAAGTATTCCAGCATCGCCTGACGCCCAAGCAGAGATTGCTAAGATGCTGGCTGAGGTCGAGAGAGAAAAGACTCAGGCTAAAGCTCAGATCGATGCGGCAAAACTTGATCTTGAGAAACAAACTTTAGAAGCAGAATATACCCGAAAAGGTATAGAGATGCAGATGAAGAACCAAAAGGATTCTGCTGAGTTACGTAATAAGGAA